CCGACAGGTTGATCGGCTGGATCTTGCCGGCAACCAGTTTGACGGCCACGCCAAAGACGGTCGGCGGGGTAGCCGAGTCGATCAGTTGCGTTTCGATCGTCGCGACTTCAGCGCGTTGGAGATCGCCAGCGAAACCTGCCGGCATGCGGAATTGATAAGCTTGCAACGAGGGCATGTCAGAGGCTCCTTACTTACGGTTCGCCCAGAAATCGGCGTGGATTTTGTTGATGTCGGTTGCTTCGGCTGCGGCGTCGGTCGTCTTGCGAGCGACGGTCTTGTTCTTCTGCTTGACGAGTTCCGATGAAGCATGGAACGCCATCTTTGCGGCGTCGCACGTCATCTTCGACACGTCGGCATCGCCAACGATGGCGCGAACGAGGTCGGCGTTGCTGTTCTCGAGGCCGGCACGCAGGGCTCGGCGGCGTAACACGCAGATCGCGTCAGCAGTCTTCTTGCCTTCGGCCTTCGCGTCATACGTCGGCAACTTCACGCCAGGAGCGAGGATTTCGGCACGGGCCTTGGCGTCCTGGAATTCGTCGCGGAACGAGGCGGAGTCGTAGGTCTTGTCATCCTTCTTTTCCACTTCCTCGTCCGCGTCTTCGGTCATGTCGTCGTCACCGTCGCCATCACCGTCGTCGTCCTTGGTTTCTTCCTTCTTCTCTTCGTCCGAGTCCGTGGTCGCCGGAGTTTCGAGTTTCGAGACGCGCTCACCGATCGCAGCGACTGCTTGCGCTACCTGTTCGATCGCTGCCATGCACTTCGCCATCGGATCGTCAGCTTCCGACTCGTCGTCCTTCGTGTCTTCAGCCTTTTCGCCACCGGGCATGTGGATATGGATATGCTGGCCTTCGCCGCCCGCATCCTCTTCGTTCATCTCGTCGAGCGTCTTTTCAAAGCCCTCGGAGTCTTTTGTCATAAAAGCCTTGCGCAGTTTTTCGAACAGCGCCGAGGGCTTCTTCTTGCTCGCCATGGATGATTCTCCTAAGAGTGAGGCGGAGTCCTGCACCGAACAGGCCTCACCGCAACGCGCGGAGCCTGCTAAAAGTGCTACGTGGTTCCCGACGATCGACGTTTGCCGAGCTCGTCCGGGAGCGATCTGTTCATACGAGGCGTCGTAGCCGTTCGATATTTCTCGCAGACGCTTGGTCTGCACATCGTGGATCGCGCCCTTGTCCATCACCAGAAGATCGGCCATGAGGAAGTCGCTCATTTCCCCTTCTCCGCGGCGCACGTTCTGTGCGATGCCCTTGGCGTAGATAATCCAGTTCTCAGGCGTTACCGGCTCGCGTGGGTGCTCTATCGTGACCGGCACACCCTCGAAGGAAGCGATCGACTCAGGGTCGAATACGTCGTCTTCGTGGCGTTCGACTTCGATTACGCCGTCCTTGGCTTCAATGTCGGGTAGTTCGATCTCGGCGTAGTCCTGCACGCCGATACGCGCGATGGGCACGTCCTGACAAAGCAGATACCCGGAGGCTGTCAACGATTGCTTAGGCCCGAGTTGTTCCGTCGTCAGGATGCCGCCCTGGCTTATCTCGTCTTTCGTGGGCGCGCGTTTGCTCACGCATGCGGTGCATTTGCAGGGTGCTGACATGGCTTACTTTGCTGCAGTAATGCGCACCTGCGCGTTATCGCCGGTCGTGATCGCGGCAATCGCCGTCTGGGCGTTGAGGTTCATCGTCACCGGGACGTTAGGAATGAGCGGATGGCCGGCAGCGACCGTCACTGATGCGCCATAGCCGACATAGGCAACGCCAGGACCGAGATTGGTCAGGATGACTTGTGTCGGCGTACCGGTTGCCGGCACCATGACGGTTTGTGACGTGCCGTTAGCGGCAATCACAGCTTCGCCAGTAAAGATGAAATCGGGGAGGGCCATTTAGCCTGCCTTGGGCATAAAAAATCCGCGCGGGGCGGGTTTGGTGATCAATCAGGGATAGCTACGCGGGCCCAACACCGGCAGTTCGGAAAACAGCCAGCGTGCCCGGTCATGCCATCAAGCGTCGGCGGGTCGGACCATTTCACGAACTTGCCCTGCATGGCTTTGTGCGATGGCCTTACAGTGCCGTCATGACTGGTCTCCCAGAAATAACCTTCGCTGCCGATGGATTCGGCTCGCGCTTGCGTGAGCGTGGTAGCCGTGCGCGATGTTTCCGTCCGCGCAATCAGGATCGCCCGGCTGGTTGTGACTTCTTCGGTACGCAGGATCTCTTTCGCAACCTCAGTGAACCGAGTACTGTTTTCGATACCTTCCAGTGTCAGCTTGTGAACTCGCTGCGCCGCTTCCCGCGGAATGCTCTGGATCAGGCCAACCTGTTCAGCCAGCAGGGCGCGCATCGCAACGCCAGTCGGCGCATTACGGATCTCTTCGCGCAAGCCGCGCGAAAGGTCTTTCGCCAGCGCCTTCCATGTCTGCTCATCCCGCAGCGCGACGTCCATCAGCATGTTGCTTGCCGTCTGCGTCGCCCAGCCCTTGAGCATGTCGGCGTAGGCATTGAGCAGATGCTCAATCGTCGGCACCTGACTCATGTCGCCGGGCGTGAACGGCTGGATGATGGCGCCTACCTGCCGCGCGACCTTCCTGAGTTGCGAGCCATACCGAAGCTCTGCGCCTCGCGTCTTGACCGGGTTGCGATCACGCTTGCGGTCGAGAGTTAGCACGTTGTCTTGCCTTGCGGCTGAGGAATGTGAGGCTTCTCGTCGGCATCTTCGATCGCTTTCTCGGCCTGTTCCAGCCAATAGCGAACCGATCGGAGCGCATCAACCATCTGCGATTTGCTCCATGCCGCGTTCGCACGCTGAGCCGACTTAACAAGATCGTCTGTGGCGGAACGCGCAGCGCGAATGTTCGGCATCGGCGGAGGGGGAGGCGGCATTGGAGACTGCATAGCTTTCCTCGTAGGCTGATAGCCGAACATTATTTTTTACGAATCCGCTTTCTGATCCAGTCCAGCGCAGAACCAGAGTCGCCAGTCAATTTCGACGCATCAGGCAACTCAGGCAAGTCCATCTCGCCTGGCGGCGGGGCGTTTTCGGCCTGCTTCTCGGCTTCCTCGATCTTGGCGTCGTCGATATTGCCGAACAGCCCCGTAACCGAGGCTGACGCCTTCAGCTCCTTCATGCCGGTCGGGATGTCGATGAGGTTTGCATCGAGAGCAGTCGTGATCGCCGTTACCTTCTTGACTGCGATGTCTGCCTTCTCGCTCTCCGGCGCGTCGTCCAACGTGCGGAATGTGAACTGAAATCCGTCTTCGAGAGGTTTGCCGAGCGTAGACATCGACATCACGCCAAGCAGGCCCTGGACTGGAGTGCGCAGTTCCTTTTCCTGCTTCTGGTGCACCTTCTCGTGATAGAGCCGGCGCGACCCTTCGCCCGTATCGCTCAATCCAGCGGGTTGCTGCCCAAACATCCTGTCAAGAGGTATTCCTGTTGAGCCGGAGAGTTGCTGGGCGAACTGGATCAGGACATCGGACAGCCCAGAGAATGTGTACTGGTGCGTGTCGAACTCGTCTTCCAGATCGAGGATCGTCATGCCCTCGTTGGTCTGCGCCTCGCGCGTGTACTTGATCTGCGCATTCAAACCGGCAAGAGCAGGGCCGCCAGCAGCGATGATGTCGCGCAAGCCCTTGATCTTCATAACCCGCAAGTGGGCTTTGTAGACCAGTTGACCTACGCCGACACTCGCACTGTCGAATGCAATCAGTCGATCCCACATCGGCTCTAGAACCGATAGTCCCCAGCCGTTCTCACTGACGCGCTGATAGAACGGAAGGTCCGCGCCATCCATGCGGATCACGCGCGAGTAGTGAATCTTCGCTTTCGGGATAGCGGCATAGTCGGCGATGACGTCGTAATAGACCGGGCGCCCCATATCCGGGCCGTACTCGGTCACAACTTCGCCAACGGGAGGCGATACCATCCAGCGATCGAGGATCAGCAGGCCCTTGAACTGGCCTTTGCCGATCGTCTCGATACGCAGCGGTGTCGACAGGTCTTGCCCATCGATCAACATCACTGCAAGAGAGCCGCCATACAGCCGCGCCCACTTGCCGTTTTCGCACAGACGATCCCAGATACCAAGGGCCGTCATGTCGCGCTCAAGCAGACTGATATCGTCAGGATCGAGCCCCGACATTTCGATGCCGCACCGGGTCATGTCTTCCGGGATTGCATCGCAGGCTGCTCGAACTATCCAGGAGCCCCTGTAAGCGGCCTCAAGAGTAATGCGATTGCGGCTCTGATAACTAAGGGCGTATGTGGAGGCAGAAGATTGGTTGTTAGTCCCCCACCCCACGCTGGCCGCTGCATTCTGGAAGCTATCCGATGTGCGGACCGGTTGCGTCACGCCTGGCTTTCCATTTCGACGTGACTTAGACATGCTTTGAGTGAGTCCTTGCTTATAAGAGCGCGAGGCCCGAGTAGTTTTATCCCGCCAACTTCGCCCATTGAGCGAGACCTCCACCAATCAGGTGTGAGAACGCGCGAGACAGAGAGTCGATCTGATCGTCGAAGCTGCCGTTCGGGAACATGCGCATTTCATCAATTAGTGCTGTGTTCCAGCTACCTCGAAGCATCACGACGTTGCCGACGTTCACCTGGGAGGCGAAAGGCTCAGCGCGCGTTACCTTGTCGCCGGATTCAGGCGAGGTATCGACCGGATAGCCAACGAGCTCGCGCGTCAGGTAGAGAACCTGCGTCTTGCCCGCCTGCCCAGGGTCTTGCGGAATGCTGATCTTGGTTGACACGCCATCCTGCGAAGCAGTATTGACCATCGCCGCGTCGCGCTCATCGGGGCCAACGCGCAAGCGCACCATGTCGCCAATAACGAAGCGACCGTCAGGAAGCCGACCGAGCTTGCCGCCAGCGGTAAAGTCGCCGTCCGTCGTGCTCGCCAGGTCCCAGCCGCGCACCCATTGGATATGACCGTAGGGCAGTGCGTCGATTACTTGAATCTGGTCGGGCTTGAAGATGCCACCTTCAGCCGGCGAGGGACGCTGCTGATACTGCCCGGCAAACGTATAGGGCGATGCCGCTTCCATGCGGCGCAACTCTTCGATGCTGTGCTTCTCAGGCCATAGCGCTGTGCCATCCTCGCGCAGAGCGGGCAGACAGACATGCTCCCATTTCTCGCCATTGCCGCCAGCCAGAAGCCAGCCAGCAAGGTCGCTCTCATGCAATCGCTGCATGACGAGGATGATCGGCGTGTCGGGGCTGTTCTTGCGTGATTCAAACGTGTTCTGGAACCAGTCGATCACGTTCTGGCGCATCACGTCCGATCGCGCTTCGTCCGCCTTGTGCGGGTCATCGATCAGGAGGGCGCCGCCAAATCCTGGGCGATGCTTGCCAGCGCCGTAGCCGGTGATCGTGCCGCCAGAGCCGACGGCGTACATGATGCCGCCGGCCGTCGTACGCCATTCGTCCTTGGCTGAACTATCGTCGCGCAGCCCTACCGCGGGGAATATCGCCTGATACTCAGGCTCCTGAATCAGCCCGCGCACATCCCATGAGGACGCCGCAGCCAGCCGGCCAGAGTACGACGTGTAGATGAACTCGCTATCAGGCGCATGCCCGAGCGACCAGCCAACGAAGTTCTTGACCAGTTCCGTCTTTGAATACCGCGGCGGGATGTTGATGATCAGCCGCTTGCACTCACCCCGGAACACGCGCTCCAAAGCATCGCAGATAACTGGATGGTGGCCGGCAGCCTGCCAGCGATACCCGCGGCGCCCCAGAAACATGATCCGGCTGAAGTTGTACAGCCCCAACTGACCATTGGCCGCGAACTGTGCCGCGGCGGCAATATCAGT